ATCTTTTCTTTCTTATTAGGATTTTTATCTGTCTCTGTAATGATATTAACAACCTTTGCTGTTTCTTTTGCAACCATGAATGCACAACCATTTAAACTGAATACAAATAAAAATAAAATTATTAGTTTCATTCTACTACCGATAACTCTTTTTGTTTTAAATGAAGCCAAAGTTTTTCAATTTTAAAAAGTTTATCTTGTTCTAAACAAACTCCGGAACTACCATTAAAAGATGTAAAATTTTTTATAAAAAAATCTTTTGTAATCCAACCTGCAACCTTATAAATTTCTTCATTTATTTGACAAACTAAGATAGAAATATCAGATTTAAATGCGTCTGGTGATTTAAAAAGTAACTTACCATTCTCATAAAAAGTTGATTTAACATCAATTGATATTTCATTAATCCACAAATCACATCCATCATCTATTCCTATTAAAGATGGATTAAAATTAATATTAAAAAGTTTACTAACAACAAATTCTCCTTTTAATCCTAATTTATCAACATCATCATCACTCCTAGAATTATCTTTTCGCTGATTAAACACTCCAGATACTCTGCATAATTGCCATCTTAAAGAAGCATATTGATTTAATTTAGAAAGTTCTGATTTTTTTAATTTTATTTTCATTTACAACTCTTATTTATTATCACGCAATTACAGCAATCTCTTCAACCTTTGGTTCTTTTATAACCTTTGTCATATAAACTTTGCTCTTTGCATATTGAAACAATCGCAAACCTTTTCCTTCGTTCGTGTCAGCATGACATTCAACCTTGTGATTACAAAAGAAACAACCCATAGGCAATTTCATGTTACCACCTTTCTCATGAGGTATCGGTTCATAACATTTATCCGGTGGTGTATCCTTTGCCAGTTTTTCTTTCACATCTTTTATAAGAACAGAGACATTGGGTTTCATTAAATCATCCGGTCTGAACAAAGCTAACTCTCCGGTTGCTTTATTAAGAGCAAGAAATCCACCCTTGTTTGTTGGTTCATTTTCTTCATAGCCGGATAGCTGTGCCACATAACCAAATGGGTCATCCTCATAGAGTGTACCATCCTTAAATTTTCTAAAGCCATGAGAGGAAGCAGTCTTAACATCAACAACTTCTCCATCAATTTTACTGTCCATGTGACCTACAATACCATCAACAGTTACTTTCTTTTGTTGGTCAGTCACCTTATGTCCTGCTAATTCCGCAAGAAATAAAATTAAATGTTCCATGATATGTCCGTTTAAAAATTTTAATTGCAAGGCAGGGTCTGGTACAGATTTTTTAAATGGTCTGTTTCTATCATACCATAATTGTCTTGCCGGTCTTCCAAGTATAGACATTCTTAAAACACCTTTGTCTGCCTTCATTGGACTTGTAAAGTCTTGTATAACTTCTTTTATATTATTTAAAAACCTAGATATCTGTTCTTCTGTTACCGGTATTTTCTTTTTATAAGTAAGATTGACAAGCAACTTATTTATATCCGGAACTAAAGTATCTAAACTTTTACTAATGCGTTTCTTTCCAGTTGTTTCCAATTTTATACTCCCCATTAAGTGAACAGCGAAGACCTAATTGTTCTCCGGCATCCACGATTGATTTAACTGCTAGTGTACCAAACCTATCAGCTTGTTCTTCCTTGACTTGATATTGAAATTCATCATGCACATTCACCACCGGTATAGCATCTATTTTATATTGTGAAATATAATCAGATAAAATAACAAGTGCTTTCTTCATGGCTATCGCACCCCCACCTTGAATCAAAGTGTTTAATGCGGAGTGCTTTTGCCGGATGATGAGCTTTCTTTGGTCGAGTCCTTTGAGCCAACCCTTTTTAACAGCTTTGTCCACTCTTGTTCTAAGTTTTGCAAGACTTGGAAGGCGTTTGAGAAATCTATTTTTAATCTCTCTTCCATAACTTTCAGACCTTCCGCAGATAGTTCCGAGCTTTTTGTTACCTGCTCCATAAATGAACGCATAGATAAATGTCTTTGCGATATCTCTTGTTTCCAACCCTGCAAGAGTTTGATTTGTACTGTGTATATCTCCATTAATGACTTCATTAATATACTCCTTATCATTCATATAGTGGGATAATATTCTTAACTCAAGTCCACTAGCATCTACTCCCACTAATTTGTAGCCACTAGGAACTACCCATAATTCCCTGCAATCTTTTCCATAAGGAGAGTACACAGCAGGAACTTGAGCCATATTGGGCGAAGAATGACTCATTCTGGAAGTTATAGCACCATTTGTAATAACTTTACCATGCACTCTCCCATCTTCCCTTACCGCTTTAATCCATGACTCTATCATAGCCACTCTTTTTTGCAGTAAAAGAAACTCTTTAATTAATTCGGCTTCCGGTATGTCCTTAATCTCTGACAGAACTTTTTCATCTACAATGACATGACCTTTATCAGTACACTTCTTTGGTTTCCATCCAAGATTAATTAATCTCTCTCCTATCTGTTGTCTTGAACCAAGATTAAATTCTTGATATTTAACTTTAGTAAAAGGTATTCCTTTTACATACCCTCTCGCCTTGTTGTTTACCTTTGGTGTAAATGTTGTCTCAATCTTTAAAGGAATAAATGTTTCCCTTACTCTTGTTTGTACTTCATCTACTCTCTGTTGAAGTCTTGCTAAAAGTAAGTGTGCTTTTTCTTGGTCAAGTAAGAATCCATTTGAAACTTGTTGTGTAATTATTTTTGCAACATCATGTTCCAATTCAATAGACTCTTTTGAAAAATTAACTCCTTGTCTGTTGAGTAAGGTATAAACTTGTATTAATAACTTGACATCACGAATGCAATACTTTAACATTTCTTGACTGAACTTTGTAAAGTCATTAAAGTCAAATTTTTTATACCCAAACTTTAAACCAAACGCTTTTAAACTATGACCCCCTTCCCTTACCGGATTAAATAATCTCGATAAGATTATTGTATCAGTAACCTTTCCAATCTTAAATAAGTCAACTCCAAGTACATTCTTAATAACCGGTGCATCAAAACCTATGATGTTGTGTCCAATAAATTCCGAATAATTAACCGCAACATTCTGAAATTTATGGATATCATCCGAAGTATAATGTACAATATTGCCCTTGTCACAAATAGTAACCAAGCACCAAATCTTATTAGGTAATGTACCATTAAATAAAGTGGTCTCAATGTCGAGAAATAATTTTGCCATTGTTGTTTTACCCTATTAAAATTTATCGTCTGCATTCTCATTGTCTGAAGGTTTTTCTGTTTCGTGTAGTCTACCGGTGTCCTTATCATAAAATAAATAAGTAGCAGGTCCGGTCATACCCACAAATCTATTCTTTAACACCCTTAATGATGTTGTATTGCGAATAACTTCATCATCATTCTGTGCGTCTCTCTCTAATCCTATGACCATATCGGACAGTTGAGCAATAGAACCACTACCTCGAAGTTGAGATAAGGATGTAACTGCCCCCTCTTCATGTCCTTTTCCATCCGGTCTCTTTAGATGAGAGACAATCATCAAAGCCATATCCGTTTCTTGCACAAGTGTACGAAGCTTTGTCATGATTTCATCAAGTCCTTTTCGTTCATCCCCATATTCTTGTGATGATACAACCATACTGATATGGTCAAGCATAATGAACTTACAATCCAATGCCTTTGCCATGTACCTAACCCTTGATATAATATTATCAACGGAGTTAGAACCAAAATGATTATAGAAATAAAACCTATCAGAACCAATGGTCTTGTTAAAGTATTCTATCTTGTCTTCCTTACTTAAAACAATGTCCGGTCTTCTTAAAGGAAGGTTCGCTTCAACACCCATAATGTCAAGTGCTGTTATCTTCGGACTTTCCTCTAGCATAATCATGCCTATATTTTTATCAGTTGTTTTAAAGATATGATAGACTAATTCTTTTATAACAGATGTCTTTCCTAATCCAGTACCGGCAGTAAAGGTTACTAATTCCCCACTACGAATACCATATGTTAATTCATCCAAACCTTTCCAACCATAGTCAGTTGTTGATTTAACTACCGGTTCTAACACCTCATCAAGTAGTGACGAACCTTTTATAATTCCATCCGGAGCATGAACCGGTGCGTTCCACCAACATTTCGTATACTTCTCATACTTCTTATCACGAAGCATATCGTTTGCGTCTTTGTATTCTTCCGGAAGTTTAACTATCTTTGCCTTTGCCGGACTAAATAATTCCGCTACCTTTTTACTTGCTTCTCTTCCGATATCATCATTATCAAAATTAATTACAATGTTATCAAACTTATCAAGCCAAGTATAACTTTTCTTAATATCTTTTATAGATGATGCAACACCATTCTTAATACTGACAACCGGATATTTATTTCCAAGCATTTGATACACGCTTAATGCGTCTACCTCTCCCTCTGTTATCGTTACATATTTGCCACCATTGAATAATTGTTGACCGAATAATCCTGCATTGGTTGTTGAACCGACAATGGAAAATTGTTTGGTTGATACATACCTTGTTTTTGTACCTATCATTGTACCCCTCTCATCATAGTAGGGATAGATATGTTTTTGTATTACTCCATTGCTGTCACGAATAATCTTGACACCAAAAGTTTTACAAGCATCTTCATTAATTCCTCTGTCTGATATGGCAGAAGATACTCCGGTGTGATAACCAAAGTCTGAAACATTCTGTTGTTGTTGTGCTACCTGCATTGGTTCGCCCTCTCTTTTTTTATTAATTATTATGTCCTCACTATCCGGTGGGAAGTAGTTTTCACAAGCAAAACAATAGCTACTGCCATCATCATTTATACTTCTTGCGTCACTACTTCCACAACTATCACAAGGAACATGGTATTCTACAAAATTTGATTTGTCTTCCATGTTGTATCGCCCTTTCATACAGTTTTAAAATTCGTCTGTACCTTTGCCATTCTCGGCAACATAACCCTCTGCTATGTCAAAGTCCTCTCCATATGGAATTAGGTCAATGACTTGTACTGCTTGTAGGTCTAAACTCCTGCCACTCTTACCGGCAAAAGTCCATTCGAACTCTTTGTAAAGAACTTTAACTTGCGAACCATTACCTACTAATACATCAATAGGATTTTTCTTTGCGTCAACAAGTCTTGGCATAGGATTTGCTGTTCCGTCTTGTCTTGCTACTTTTCTTTTGAACTTTAAAACCTTACCTCTTTCGTCTTCCTTTACTGTCACTCCTCGACTAGCAAAATCTTTAGCAGTTATATCATCAACTGCCACATCAATTTGGTAGACTGGGTCAAAGGTTGTGTTGGGTCTAGTAATACTCGCCCAATAAGCTTTTCCTTCTACTGTTGGCATAATTTTCTCCTTTTAATTATAGTTATATTATATCACACTTGACAACAAAAGTCAAGAATTATCTTTTGTAAACCTTACAATAACTTCACAATTTCCATAGTGAATTAAGTTATCTTCAAAATCTTCTACCATTCTTAACAGTTTTCTTAACTGAATACCATCCTCTGATTTTAATTCAGTCAGTATTTGATTGTGTTTTTCCCTGCCCTTATTGGAAAATTTCGTACCAATTTCTTGAACAGAATACTTATCAACATACATAATTAATCCCCTTTCTTATTTATGTTAGGGTAGTTTGGGAACTCTTGATTACTTTGTGTAATAGTTTTATTAAATTCAGAATAACTTCTGGTTTTCAATTTAACATCAAACACAATCCCTTGGCACTACCCCCTGCCTTTATTTCCGGTATTCTACGAAGGACTAGTGTGACCGCACCTTCAACCTTCCACAGCAAATCACATTCTATATGTTTGTTGCTACTCAGTACCATCCCCTAACCCCTCATCCATTTGGACATACTCATTAAGGACTGTGCCTTACAACTTTGCGACTGTTGTTCAGCCAGTAGAAACATATGTCTTGCAAAAACATATGTCCGAAACCCTATATATTAATATTATTAATAATTATTATTATAATTATAATAATAACAATAATAACTATTAATAACTCTTTATAATTATTTATTCTTTGTTATATATATATATTATATCATATAAATGTGTCAGAATTATGTTCCACAAGTAGATAAAAGAATTAATATTAATAATATTACAATCGTAACCTTAAACCACATTATAAAACTCCTTGTTAAACATTTCTTTTATAGGAATAAGAACACATTTACTTGCCTTATCATCCCCTACATTCTTTGTCAACTTATCTTTATACTTATCCACAATTTTCTTTAGTGTTGATGTTTTAAATACAAGTGTACAAAACTCTTCCTTGTCTTCTTCCAATCTATGAAACCAATAGTCAGATTTTGTTGCATAAATACCACTAGGTTTACCTCTATACTCATACTCTATGGCTATGTTTCCGGTCTTCTTCCACCAATTTCTCTCTGACTTAACCTCTATGGTACAATTCTGAAACATATCCCTTACCTTTTGTTCCTTAATTGTACCATACTTCAAGTCAATGTCAAAGTCTTTAAATCCTTTCGGCATTCTTTTCATTCCTTTCAATGAATTTTCCTAGTTTTTCTTTCTTCTCCCAACAAATTTCATACAGTTGTTTTGCTAAGTTAACACCATATTTTCCATTAAGATACCAAGTATAAGATTGTTGTCTGTTATACCCATCCTTGTAATGCATATTACTTCTCTTATAAATTTTACCACTAAATGTTTTTTCAATCCAATCCAATATAAATTTATTATTATTTCCAATAACTAATGAATCACTTAAACGACCTCTATTACTAATCTTGACACAACCTTCTCCATCAAAAAATCCTGCCATATAACCTTCATCTTGTTTTTGTTTAATTATTTTTGTAATATCTTTTATTTGATTATCATTTAATTCAACAGATATTTTTTTTAATTGATTAGATAAATCCATAACTCCTCACTACTTCAAATAAGTATACAGTATTAATCCAAAACCTATTGTAATAATTACTGCATAAATTAATTCTCTTTCAACAATCATAATTATTTACTCCTCTTCCTTCTTACTCGAAGACCAAGACGAATGCGTCTGCGATTTCTTCTTTTCTTTGAACCGACCTTGCGTCTGCCCTTATGCTTCTTTCTTTTTAAGTCTGCTCTACTCATTGTTGTTTCTTTTTCTTTTTCCTTTCAGTATCTCTATGTCCATACCACTCAACATTATCCATACCTACTTCGTGAATACAACCATTAGGGTCTATGTCACAGTTTGGCCACGAAGGACAACCTAAATGCCTATCAAGAAAAACTCTTTTCTTTTTCTTTTTTTTATTATTTACTGTATCTTTTGATTTCATTTTACTTCTTTCCTTTTTTACCTTGTTGTGCTAACAGCCATTCGGTTTCAGATTTAGTAAGCATACCTTTAAGGTCAGCTTTCTGTTTTTCTTTTACCAACTCATTAGCTTTTTCCAATGCGTCAGCAATTCTTTTTAATTGTTTTAATAGTTTCTCTTCTTGCATAATTAACTCCTATCTATTATATCATATTTATTATGATTTGTCAACCAATAAATCTTTAGCTGACGCAACAATTCTTGATACTGAATCTAATTTTTCCACTAATATATTAGTATCACTTACAACATTGCCATCTAAACATTTAGAGTAAGACCTAATCAAGTGAACCAAGTCCATATCCACTAGGTCTATATGTTCACCTTTGCTTTCAGACCAATGTAGGTTTAAATCTCCTTCATTCATCATATCGCTAGGTGTTGCTCTCTTTGTAACAAAGCTTTGGTATTCTAATAGTTCTTTTACTTTCATTTTATACTTCCTTTCTTATTTATTTCTGATACAATCTGCTCATCAGACTGACCAAATAAATTATCATCTACATCTTCAATCAAAAGATTATAATCATCATCACTCATATAACCTTTCTTCTTATTCGGTATGACTTTGGACTTATACTTTGGTGTGTATAGTTCCTTTGCAACCGGATTTCTTTTCTTTTTCATATTCCCTCATCCCTTAATAATTCATAGGTTTCTTTTTCATTAAGTCTGGGGTAACCCCACTTCTTACCCCTATGTGCAATGAAATTAACATCCAAATCTTTTACCCTATCCTTAATGAATTGTAAAACACCACAGATATTAAGTCTTATTTCAACATCTTCCTTTTCATATATACATCTAATAATAGTTCCACTATTACCGGTGTACACTCTAGTATTACCTTGATAAAATTTTTCCATACTATTCACCCCTCTTTACAACTATCTTCCACTTGTAAGCTAACTTGGTAAGTGACTTAGCAAATCTCCAAAGTATTCTGCAATCCTCATTACCAAGATACTTTATATCCTCTTCAAGCTCAGTCCACATTGCCTTAGAACCCAGATGACTAAAGGCAGGATTAAAATTAAGATGAAAAAACAGCTTACCTTTTTCATCATAAATTTTTAATGTATTTTTTTCATAATTAAATGCCATACTTTAATACTCCTCTCTGAATAATTTTCTTACAAATTTTATCAACTCTAAAAATTCTTTATTAACATCCTTATCATCCCAATCAATAGTGCTGTTTATTTTCAGAGCATTTATAATTTCTATTTCTAGTATGCTCGTTCCATTAACATATCCCATATTACTTTACTCCTTTCATTTGCTTTAATATTTCTTTCATTAAAGCTGTCTTCCTATAACTCTTCCAACACCGGTGGTAAAACTTATAGGTCTTCTCATCTATGATACAATCAGCAGTATCTAAATTCCAATTCCTTAAATAAGCCACAGCCATATTATCTCTACTACTATACAAGGATTGTCTTGTAGCTTTTCTATGTATCTTTTTATGTTCGCCATTGATTGCCTTGATACAATGAAAATATTTACTCGCTTGTTTAACAAACCAAAGGTAAGTTCCACAGTCAATCAGTTTCCACATTTATTTTTCCTTTCCTTATATTTATATTAGAACATAAAATTGTGTCAGAAATATGATGATACATTTCTTACACAAAACTTACACATCTTTTTTATCTGTTAATTGTTTTAAATATTCTGCTGTCTCCCTTCCTCTTCTTGTTCCCTCGTCTTCCATTTCTTCCATAGCTTTACTAAAATCCATATCATAATCTCTTAAGATGTCACTACATCTATTTAAAAGATACTCAAATCTTTTTTTAACAGTAAAAAATGACACTCTTCTTCCATCATTTTTAAAAGACTTAACATACTTTACTGTCTGTCTTAACCTATCTATATATTTATTTGCGTCTATCATTTTCTCCTCTTCCTTTATTTAAACAATCATTACATAATACCTTGCCATTTTCAGCGACATAAAAATCTCCTTGAGAAAAAATTATATCCAAGTCTTCCTCGTTGTAGACTACCTTAAAATCACAGCAATCACACCTATGTATTTCACTACCCTTTTTCATTTTTTATAACCCCCTCTATCTGATTAAAATAGCACCAACACCATTCATTATCATCTGTTGTATAACTTACACTCCCATTGTAATTAAGTTCAGTATCATATTCTTTTGCATTAACACTTGAAGAATATTGTCCGGCTATATCATTTGTTTCCATACCAATTTGTATGGTGTCTATCACACCCTCTCTATTATGATTAGCTCTAATCCTATCTCCTATTTTTATTTTCATTTTCTTTCTCCTTTCCCTTGTTAAAAATATTATGATGAATTACTTTAACTTTTTTTTGTAATTCTTTTTTGTTATACTTTGATGTGTCTATTTCAGATAATAAATAAGTGAACAACATTTTTTTAGATAGCTTACTCATATCAAAATACCATTAGAAGAAGAGCAATAAATGTCATAACCCAAACACCAACCAACATACCACAAAAAAATATGATGCAGTCATTAAGTCCTTCTTCTCTTTCTTTTACTTGTAAAAACTTTCTAATTTTTTCTTTCATAATAATTAATGTCCTCTCCCATTTGTTTTATAAACAGAACGAGTACCACCACCCTTTCCTCTTCCAACATAACCTAAATCCAAGTCTAGTCTTTCTAGTATGCCCTCTTCTGTATTTGTTTTAATTTCCGGATGACTTGGTGTACCCTCGTCATTAAAAAACTCATCAAGTTTTTCTCGCATTGCGTCAACCGGAACATTACCTCTCACAATTTCATACAAAATTTCTTGTTCCTCTGATGAAAAGTTATCATCATAATGTTCTTCGATTTCTTCTCGCCAATTTTTTAATTCATTATACATTTTTTATTTTTCCTTTCTTCTATATATTCTTCTGCACCTTTTAAATATGCAAATGAAATTTCACAATCCATAGTATCTTTATCATAAACATTATAATAAACTCCATTACTATCTATTACTTTATCAATTTGATATTTATTATTTCCACCAATGTATTCTTCATAAGTAATACTCATTAATAACTCCTTATAAGTTATTGATTAATAAGAATAATTATCCAATACAATTATCCTCTCTTGCAACCTCGCTTGTGTAATAATTAATCACATCTTTTTCAGTCACAACATAACTATAATTCCTTAAATTTTTATATGTAGACCAGCACCTTATTTTAATTTCAGTTCCAACATTTGCTTTAATGTTTTCTTCTAAAGTTCCCTCGAATATAAGTTCTCTTAAACTTAAATCTAATTCACTCATTGCACCCATTTTTTTCCTCACTTTCTTTTTCTAGTTTTTCACATTCAAAACATTGGTATTCATCATCACACATAGGACACTTACTGTCACATACCGGACAAATATAATATTTTTTAGTCATATTATATACTCCAATCCTCTAATTTTTTTAAAGCTAATTCTTCTGCTTTCTGTTCAGCTTTTTCAACATCTTTAAATTCCTTTAAAGTTTCCTTTAAAAATTCCTCGTAATATTTTTCTAATAATATTTCATTCTGTAAACAACTCATTTTATCTTACTCCTTTTATATCTTTAAATGCAGTAGGTTTGAAAAACTTATCTCTCTCTATACCTAATCCACCCCAACCCTTGATAGATTGTAATTCATCTATACTAACATACCCTAATTCTTGTTCAGTCAATTCACATAAACCAAACGCAACATTAGTATCCGGATTTAATTCTGATAGATACCAACGACCTATGCCTACCGGATTAAAAAGCTTTACCTCTGCTTTAAATTCCTTGTATTGTGGGTGTTCATCATTCCAATATTCCTTATGATGTAAATGATTTTTAATTAACTTTTCTTTTTGTTGTTTTGTAAACAGTTTCATTTTATTTTACCTCACTTTCCTCTATAAATTTTACTACCTCATTTGAATTGTTGGCATTTATATACCAATCCTCAACACCACCATATAAATTTAAGCCGGTGTCTTTTATGCCACCATCACTAAAGTCACACTTACCAATTAATGTATCAGCATAGTACCTTGATACTTGTTGACCATAATCTGTATGTTTATATCTGGTGTCATAAAAAGTTACTAAAGTTTTGTTGTCTTCATTCTTACTTAACACAACATTAAAAGTTATGTCTTTATCATTTGTTACTTGTAATATATTTGTCATAATTTTATTTACTCCAATCTATATATAATATATACTATAATATTATGTCAACATTATGTTAACATAAAGGTCATAGTAAGATTTTAATTAATGCTTAATGTAAGATACATCACTTACATTTTTATCCCAACAAGCTCTGCAATCCATACATTTATTGCCTTGTTTACTTGAAGGACAAACCCAATTACTAGCAATTTTTGTATCAGTTATAACTGTACTACTATGCTTATGAAATTTATGTGGTAGTCCATTAATCATAGTAGCACTAATTCTAACAATCAAATTGCTAGGAAACTCTCCATATTTTTCTTTATATTCCTTTATAATCTTAACTTCCCTTGTTGGTAACCAATGTGTAATAGTTGGTGTATTCTTTACAACCTTTACAATTTTACAAAGGTGCTGTAAACTTTGTAAATCTCCACTGTCGTGCCACCTAAAATATTTAACTTTTTTACCATACCAATTAACTAAAAATGACATAGCACTTATCCATTTAATATTATTATTCATTAAATCTAGTCTTTTATCTAGGCATTTTTGTACAACAGGGTAAACATAATTACCTTTAAAAGCATAGCAACCATAACAAACACTACCTTTAATTGCTCGTAGTTTAGCACCAGTTATGCATTTTTTAGCAGGTAAACTATAAGCATAGCTAGGCATTTTACTAGGTTTAGCTAGTCCACCAACTTCGACCCAAGCAGTTTTTACATTATACATTTTTTTCTACCTCACTTAATTTTTTTACCTCAATATTTTTTGAAATACTTCTTTGAGTTATCACATAATAATTAAATTCCTTATCATTTAATTTATGATTTCTTATGTATTTAAAGGAATTATATTTAGAATTAAAAACTCTATCTAATAAAAATTCCTTATCATTTTTTTGATATATAATTCTATATGGGAATGACATATTTTTACCTTCTGTTACTCATTAAAAATACAACCATTACAATTAATATAATCATTGTATAAGTAAATGTTATATAATCTATTAACATATTTTTACCTCGCTGTCAATAACTTTTTTTCTTTTTTCTTGCTTGTCTTTTATTTCTGTAAAAAATTTCTCACATTCTTTTACATAATTTGTTGGTAGTGTATTCAAATCTCTAGTAAAATAATCTAATACATTACCATATTTTACTTTCATTTTTTTCATAACATTAACTCCATTGTCAAGCATTAATTTATAGCAAGTCATAAACTTATTTTATAACTTGCTATAAGATTTGTTATGGTATTATATTTTATTGTTGTATAAGTTTAATGTATAATCATTAATTCTTACACCACTATTTCTAACATAGTTAGGATAGTACCAAGTTTTTAAACCTTTACTAACTCTAATAAATCCTTCATTGGACTTACCACCACTTGTCAAGTCAATAGAGTAACCATTATCTTTTATTTCATTTACTCTAATTCTAGTCGCTTTAATTCCCTTTAATTGAAATTGAAAGAAGTGAATTAAATATACTTTTATTGTATTAATAAACATAATTTTTTTTCTCCTTATATGTTTAGTTAAGCTATCATTAACACTATGTTAATAATAAAAAAATTCTTTTATAATGTTTTTTGTTCTACTATTACCTTATAACCTAAAGTTTTTATAATGTCAATATCTTTTTTATTTAAAGTTTTTCTTTTAGTTAAGCTAGTAAATTTTTTAGCATTAAAACATACCGGATATATTAACTCGTTACCATATACATTTTTAATGTCAATAGTAATATATTTTATTTCATAAGTCA